AAGTTTGGTAACAAAGGAGATATGGGACACGTGTTTCATTCAACAAGTTTAATAGGTGATCCTAAATTTAAAAAACTACAAGATTATGTAGGAGCAACCGCACATAATTTATTAGTTGAAATGGGTTTTGATATGACTAACTATGCACTATTTACTACAGAAATGTGGGTGCAAGAATTTCCTAAAAAAGGTGCTGGTCATCATACATTACATACACATTGGAATGGTCATATATCTGGTTTTTATTTTTTAAAAGCAAGTGAGGCTACATCTATGCCATTATTTGAAGACCCTAGACCAGGTAATATTATGAATCTTTTACCAGAAGCAGATAAATCAAAAGTAAGTTATGCATCAACGCAAATAAATTATAAAGTAAAACCAGGCAAAACTATGTTTTTTCCATCTTACATGCCTCATCAATACGTAGTAGATATGGGTTATGAGCCATTTAGATTTATACATTGGAATTGTCAAGCAATATCAAAGGCAGTATTAAATGCAAAATAAAGATATGAAGAAAGCTTTTATTAAAACTATATTAGAATCTAGTCCATTAAAAAATAAACCAAACTTCATAGATAATTTTTTAAAATCTAAAATGCAATTGAAAGGTAAAAATGTCATTAAAAAAATCGGCGTTCCAAAAAAATAAATACTCTGTTTTAAAAAATGCAGTATCACCAGAGATAGCTAGTTTTGTATATAATTATTTTTTAAATAAAAGAAAAGTTGCAAGATTTTTATTTGATCAAAAATACATATCACCTTTTACAGAATACTTTGGTGTTTGGAATGATCAACAAGTACCAAATACTTATTCACATTATAGTGATATAGCAATGGAAACTTTATTAGAACAAGTTAAACCTGTTATGGAAAAACATACAAATTTAAAATTATCTCCTACATACGCTTATGCTAGAATATATAAAAAAGGAGATGTGTTAGCTAGACACAAAGATAGATACTCTTGTGAGATATCAACAACATTAAATCTAGGTGGTGATCCATGGTCAATCTATCTAGATCCAACAGGTAACAAAGGTCAAGCAGGTATTAAAGTTGACCTTAACCCTGGAGATATGCTTATATATTCTGGTTGTGAACTAGAACATTGGAGAGAAGAGTTTACAGGTAAAGACTGTGGACAAGTATTTTTACATTACAATAAATCATCATCTAAAACAGCTAAAGAAAATCTATACGATAAGAGACCATTTTTAGGGTTGCCTGCTTGGTATAAAGGCTTTAAAATACCTAAATAATATTGTATATAATAATATGGCGGGAGATTCCACCACACCATCTCCTGCCTTATTATTAAGGATTTTTATATGTTACAAAAAGTACAATTTGCACCAGGGTTTAATAAACAAGTTACAGCAACCGGTGGCGAAGGCCAATGGGTTAATGGTGACAATGTACGTTTTAGATATGGTTATCCAGAAAAAATAGGTGGTTGGGCACAACTAGGATCTATTTCTTTAACAGGTCGTAACACAGCAATACACCACTTTGTAAATACAGCAGGTATTAAATACGCTGCATTAGGAACAAATAGAATATTGTATGTTTATTCAGGTGGTATTTTTTATGACATACATCCAATTAAAGCTACAACAACTTTAACTAGCGCATTTACTACAACCAATGGATCTGCAGCTGTAACTTTAACTTTTTCATCAGCTCACAATATAAATAAAGGTGATGTTATTTTATTAGATAGCTTTACAAGTATTACTAATTCTAATTTTGCATCTGGTGATTTTACAGATATAAAATTTATGGTAACAAGTATACCAACAGATACAACTTTAACAATTACTATGCCATCTAACGAAGGTGGTTCCGGAGCAAGTACTTCTGGTGGTATTCGTGTTAGACATTACTATCCAGTAGGACCAGCAGTTGAGGTTGCATCTACAGGTTGGGGTCTTGGATCATGGGGTGGTCAAGCACAAGGACAATTTACATCAACATTATCATCAGAAATAAATACAAGTGTAACATCTTTAACAATGGCTAGTTCAACTTCATTTGCATCTTCAGGTACAGTGCAAATTGGTTCTGAGTTAATTACATATACTGGAAATAGTAGTGGTACATTGTCTGGTTTAACAAGAGGTGCTAATGGTACAACAGCTGCAACACATTCATCAGGTGCAACTGTTACAGATGCATCTAATTATTTTGCATGGAACTCTGCAGCATCAGGAGATATTGTAACTGATCCTGGTTTATGGTCACTAGATAATTTTGGTAACAAAGTTGTTGCTACAATATTTAATGGTGAAACATTTACATGGGATTCAGATGCTTCTAACGCTACAAACACTAGAGCAGCAATTGCAAGTGGTGCACCAACCGCATCACGTGACATGTTGGTTTCAACTCCTGACAGACACTTAATATTTTTTGGAACAGAAACAACTATAGGAACTAAATCTACACAAGACGAAATGTTTATAAGATTTTCTTCTCAAGAAGATATAACAGACTACACACCTACAGCAACCAATAGTGCTGGTACACAAAGACTGGCCGATGGATCACGGATCGTTGGTGCACTAAGAGGTAGAAATGCAATTTACGTTTGGACAGATACAGCATTATTTATTATGAGATTTGTTGGAGCACCTTTTACATTTGAGTTTGAACAAGTTGGTACTAACTGTGGTCTACTAGGTAAGAACGCAGCTGTTGAGGTTGATGGTACTGCGTATTGGATGTCAGAAAATGGTTTTTTTAGATATGGTGGACAACTAGAATCACTACCATGTTTAGTAGAAGATTTTGTTTTTGATGATATTAATACAATTCCAAAACAACATATTAATGCAGGATTAAATAATTTGTTTGGTGAGATTAGTTGGTTTTATCCTAACTCAGGATCTAACACAGTTAATAGAGTTGTAACATACAATTACATAGACTCATCACCACAAAGACCTATTTGGACAACAGGCACATTAGATAGAACAGCTTGGTCTGACTCTGCTGTATTTGGTAAACCACATGCATCGCAGTATGTATCTGATGATAATGGCACATCAGGAAGTGCAACATATGTACAAGGAAATACAGATGGCACATCAATATATTATGAACACGAAACAGGATTAGATCAAATTAAAGAAGGTGCAACTTCTGCTATTACTGCTAATATAGAATCTGGTGATTTTGATGTAGGATTAACTCAAGATGGTGGAGCATCACTAAAAGGTGATGGTGAATTTATGATGAAAATTAGAAGAGTGTTACCAGACTTTCTTGCACAAACAGGTGATACAAGAATTACATTAAACTTAAGAGACTTTCCTAATCAAACACAAGCTAGTTCTACATTAGGTCCATTTACAGTAACAAGTGGTACAAATAAAATTGATACACGAGCTAGAGCTAGATCAATATCTTTAAAAGTAGACAACACTAGCACTAGTCAATTTTGGAAATTAGGCACATTTAGATTAGATATACAACCGGATGGTAGACGATAATGGCATTAGCACCTTTAACACAATCAGAGTTAGACGCATTGTATGGACAAATGAGTGTTTACGGAGACACTTATCAAAGAGGTAAAAATCTTTATACAACGCCAACAACTTCTGATAAAACAGGTATAGCTCCAATATTACTTCCTCCAATAACCGGCGACGGTGGCAGTGGTGGTAATGAACAAAATATAAATAAAAATATAAATTATGATAATCTTATAGTTAGAAATCAAAGCGCAGGCACTGGTATCGATTCAGACCTTGCTGCTAAATTTGATCAATATAAAAATTATAAAATGACAGAGCAAGATTACATTGATCAAATTAATGCAATGAGAAGAACTAATCAAAATTTTAATAGTTATACTAATGAAGATTTAAAACAAATGATTGATATGGGTGCTTTTTCTAAAAGAAGTAATTTTGCAGTACCACAAAAAACAGGTATTTTAGAAACACTAAAAACTAAAGGAAGTGATTTATTAAGTAGACTTCCTAGTATACGAGCACTTACAGCAGTATTACCTAAACAAGATCCAAGAGGCACAGCACTAAGAGGTTTTTACGGTGATAATTTTGGCTTAACAAGTTCTGGCAGTGTTGCTAGTGGTATTATGCAAGGTTACAATCCTGTATCAGGTGGTTTTTTAAATCTAGTAACAGGTGGTAAATATGGTGACGAAACACAATATGGTTTAACACCCGCTATAGATAAAAGAATGGATAATATAAAAAATATGTTAGACAAAAAACATAGTGATTATTTAAAAGAAACAGGAATTAAAAATTTTTCTAGTATGGATGATGAAGAATTTGAAAAATTTATGAAATCAATTGAAGGTAGAAAATTATTTCGTTATGGTATTAAAGGACATACTTCTGCAGCTGAAAATTATTTTAAATTAAAATCAATAAAACAAAAAGAAGCAGAAGCAATTAAAGCAGCGGCAGCAGCAGCAGAAATTGAAAGAAGACGTAAAATAGCTACGACTCCAGGTAGAAAAACTGAAGGTGGGGGTAGAGAAGTTGCAACAGATGCGGGTTCAGTGGCTGGAGCTCAACAAGACATATCAAATTATGAAAGCTTTGGACAAGTGCCGTTTGCTAAAGGCG